AATCGGCGATTGGACTCCTGATTGGACCAATGGCGAATGGGATAAATACTATCCATGGTTTAAGATGGGTTCTCCTTCGGGTGGCGGTTTTTCGTACCGCGACTTCGATTTCTGGTCTTCGTATTCGTATGTCGGCTCGCGCCTTTGCTTCGAAAGTCGTGAAAAAGCAAAGTATGTAGGAACTCAATTCGAAGATTTATACAAAACCTACTTCGTAAAAGCATAACAAAAAAAGGTTGTGTGATGTAGTTGCTGTAGTTCTCCTTCAGGTGGCAGTTTTTCGTACAACGACTACGATAACTGGAATACGAATTCGAATGTCAGCTCGCACCTATGTAAAATATTAAACATCACAGACCTTGCCAACACGGCAAAAAAATACAAACCTAACGGGGCGTTGGTAGCAAAAGCGAAAACGACCTATTAAAAGCAAAGGCAATGAAAAGAATAGCGAATTTGTTCAACGAAATAATAAGTATCGAAAATTTGACAATTGCCGATGAAAAAGCCCAAAAAGGAAAACAAAAGCAATACGGCGTAATCCTTCACAACAAAAACCGAGAAAATAACATTCAAAAGTTACATGAAATGTTGAAAAACAAAACATACAAAACTTCTAAATACGATATTTTCAAAGTTTACGAACCAAAAGAACGTGAAGTTTACCGACTACCTTATTTTCCCGACAGGATAATGCATCACGCAATAATGAACGTATTAGAACAAATTTTTGTCTCAGTATTCACAACCGATAGTTATAGTTGTATCAAAGGAAAAGGAATTCATTCCGCATCAAATAACCTAAAAAAAGCATTAAAAAACATTCCAAATACAACCTATTGCCTGAAGTTAGATATAACAAAATTCTATCCAAACATCAATCACGAAGTACTAAAAACATTACTTCGCCGAAAAATCAAAGACAACGATTTGCTTTGGTTGTTAGATGAAATCATAGATAGTGCCGATGGATTACCAATTGGGAATTATCTGAGCCAATATTTCGCTAATTTTTATCTAACCTATTTCGACCATTGGATAAAGGAAAACAAACGAGTAAAATACTATTTCCGTTATGCTGATGATGTAGTAATTCTATCAAGCAACAAAGCCTATTTACACGAATTACTTGCAGAAATAAGACAGTATTTCTCCGAAAATCTAAAGTTAGAAATAAAAAGAAACTATCAACTATTTCCAGTAGCAAAACGTGGAATCGATTTCGTTGGATATGTGCATTATCACACACATACGCTATTGCGAAAATCAATAAAACAAAGCTACGCTAGAGCAGTAAAGAAGAAAAAACCAAAATCTACAATAGCATCCTACGAAGGTTGGGCGATACACGCAAATTCAAAACATTTAATGAAAAAACTGTCAGCCAAATGAACAACTTCAAAGACTTCGATATCAAAGCCGAAATAAATTCCTTCACAGGAGATAAAATAAAAATTGACAAAGTATTAAACAAGGAAATCAAAATTTTAGGCTTCAAAATTGAAGATTCAAAAATCACGTGATTTTTACAGGTGCAAAATTACTGATGGAACAAATAATACAAGTTCAAAAAGAAAAATTCCCTTTCAATACCACAATTGTAAAAGAATCAGAATGTTTAAAATTCACTTAAAGTATTAACACTAAAAAAAATAAAAAATGAATTTATTAAAATGGTTATTTGGAGATAAAGGAACATCTAATGATGTAAAAAAGGAAGTAATAATTCCTAAAACGCACATGCATAATTTTAGACATATTCCTAAATATGTTTCTGATAGTAGTTTTTATGATGAATCAGAAGAAAGAAGAAAACGTCAAAATAGAGAATCTCAACGAAATGAATCAGATAATAATTTTGGTTTAATGGATGCCTTAGTTACAGGCGAAATAATTGGAAGTGTTTTTGATTCATTATCTAGTAGTTCTGATTATAGTTCCAATTCATCTGATGATACGTCTTCGGGTTTCGATGGAGGTTTTGGTGATGGAGGATTTAGTGGTGGTGGTTCAAGTGGTGAATGGTAATTTTTAAAGTATAAACCAATGGCACTAAAATCAAACAACCCAACAAACGCAATAATAAACCGCAATTTTATTATTCGAATTTTAGAAAATCCAAAAGAAAATCACGTCAAAAACACAAAATTAACGTCTGCAAACAAGCTTTCAGGCTACTTGCAAGACGAAGAACAGAAAATAAAGCTTTTTAATAAAGTATTACACGGTGACAAAGACAAATATACCTTTTTAATAAGAAGTAGGCTTAGAATTGATTTTCAGTCAAAATAACTAAAAACAGGAAAAAATGAGTTACGAAAATTTAAAAGAAAGTAATAAAGTGTATTTCATTGGAGAAAAATTACCAATGGAATTGATTGCAAGAACTGTAAATTATGGAGTAGTTGTTAGGAGTTTAGATATTGATGCTGATTTTGATTTATTAGCTTTTGAAGTTGAAAGAGGTTGTGCGATTGATTGTGAGCAAGCCTTTGAAGAAAATAAAGATAATCCTGTTTATTCCTTACTTGATTTCATAGAAGAAAAACGAGCACCTAGCAATTTAATTTTTCCTGATTATGATTTTTGGAGTAAAAAGGATTGTATAAAATCTGTAAAAGATTTAGAAAAAGGAAAGCATGAGTTGTCAAGAAGGCATGGTACTGATTTGATTATTGATTGGGAAAGAACTATTTCAGCCAATGCGAAGGATGTTTGTTAAATGAATGTTTATTTAATTTTTAAGTACAAAGATTATGTCTAGAGAAATTTATTTAAAAACCATTAATAAATGGGGTGAAAGAGCGCAATTAGAAATGGCTCAGGAAGAAAGTACTGAATTAGCATTAGCTATTCGTAAATTTATAAGAAATCAAAATGACGAAACATTTGATGCTTTATCTGATGAAATGGCTGATGTTGAAATAATGACAGAGCAAATAAAATTTATGTTTCCTGAAATAGAACAAAAAATATACGAACGTAAAGAAATTAAATTAGAACGTTTATCTAGACGTGTAGATAATAATAGTTTTGAATAATTGATTTGCTACTAAATGTTTAACCAATCCTAATAAATGCACCCAACACCCGAAATGCTTCAATCCGTTCCTTTCCAATACGCACAAGATGTATTGGATGGAAAACTCATAACAGGAAATTGCATCAAACAAGCGATGCAACGTTTTTTTAGTTGGATAGAAACCGCCGAAACCGATGGGTATTACTTGGACCACAAAGAAGGAATGTTTGTAGTAGATTTTTTTCCGATGTTCCTAGTGCATACCAAAGGACCATTAGCAAAAACTAAAACGCCGTTTACGCTTTCGCCGTATCAGCAATTTACAATCTATAATATTTTCGCATGGAAACGAAAAGACAACGGATTACGCCGTATAAATAGAGTTTATGAAGCCGTAGCGCGTAAAAACGGAAAAACAACCCAATTAGCAGGATTAGGATTGTATGGTCAATCATTAGATGAAATCTATGTAGGAGCAACCAAAGAAGCACAAGCAAAAGTACTTTGGGAACAAGCATTTGCTTTTGTCGAAAAAGCATTGGCATTACGAAAATTAGGATTTGCCAATACACAACGTGAAATCCGTTTTTCGCATACATCCGGAGTATTTCGGTTTTTGGGTGGTGATAGTAAAACCTTAGATGGTCTGAATCCTTCCATTGCTTTGGTAGATGAATTCCATGCGCATAAAGACAGTAGTGTACTCGAAGTGTTGACTTCCGCAATGGGTGCTCGTGATAATCCTTTAGTTTACATCATTACAACAGCGGGATTTAACGTGAAATCAGCTTGTAAATTGATGGAAGATTCGTTAAAAGACATCCTTTCAGGACTAAATAAAGACGATCACGTGCTAATTATGATACATCAAATGGACGAAGGCGACGATTGGGAAGATGAAACCAACTGGCAAAAAGCAAATCCAAACATGATTTATAGCACAACATTGCTTGCATTTACTCGCCGTGAGTTAATTGATGCTAAAAATCAACCCTCAAAAATACCAAATTTCAAAACTAAATCTTTGAATGTTTGGGTTGATGCTTTAAACGTTTGGATTCCTTCCGAAATATGGAGAAAAAACGATATCAATTTTGGTAGAGATAAAAAGGGGTTAAAATTAACCGTTCCAAAAGATAAATTTATTGAGTTCGGTTCTTTTGCAGGATTAGATTTATCTACAACAACCGATATCACGGCTTTTGTTTTGGTGTCCGAACCTGATGAAGCTGGAATCCGATTTATAAAGCCTTTCCTGTTTTGTCCTGAAGATACAATAGATAAACGCTCAAAAGAAGATAAAGTACCATACAGATATTGGCGTGATGAAGGTTATTTGATTTCGACACCTGGAAACGTTGTTGATTATGATGTGATAGAAGATTATATCTTCAAATTATATCCAAAATACAACATTCAACGCATCGAGCGTGACCGTTGGAATTCTAATTCAATAATTAATCATTTGGTCGAACAAGGATTAGAAGTATCTGATTTTTCGCAAACATTAACTAACTTTTCGCACCCTACTAAAATGTTCGAAAAATTGGTTTATGAAGGAAAAATAAAACACGATGGTAATCCAGTAATGGAGTGGATGCTTTCCGGTTGTGTAACCATCGAGGACCATAACGAAAATATAAGAATATCAAAAGGAAAATCACACGCGAACGGAAAACGAATCGATGGAATAATAGCTGCAATTATGGCTCTAGGTGGTTCGCTATCGCCAAAAGAAGAAACAAACGAATCCTACTACAATGACCCCAATCATACATTTGAATGTTAATTAACTCAAAACCAAACAAAATATGATGACAACCGCCGAAGCAAACGCTTTACGAATTGAAAATGAAAAGTTAAGAGCAAAAATGGAATTGATGCAAAAACTTTCCACAGCCCAAAAGTTCTATGCCTATTATTTCACCAAGCTAAAAGAATTTCCATCTAATAAAGCGTGCTTCGACCATGTCAACGAACAATATTTTACATTATTCGGAGTATGGCGATATTCCGATTATAATTCATTCAAAGGAAGATTAAGCAGGTCAAACAACAAACAATAAATAGAAAAATGAAACAAATAATCATCATCATTGCCACCTGTATAATCGTGTTTACCACAACATTATTATTTGAATGGTCCTTCATAGCAAAAAACCAAGTTCGATACATCTTGGTAATATTGCTAATAATAGTCGAAATAATAGTAGGCTTCAACGCTGTAAAATCATCTGTAATTCAAGAAAATAAAAAATGAGCGAAAAATTGAAAGCTAAAAACATAGCACAAGCGATAAAGCGATTACCCGAACCCAAAACCTACGGAGCCGAAACCGTAACTGTAGCAGTAGAAAAACATAGTTACACCTTCGAAAAAATAAATAAAGAATGGTTCTTTAAATTCTAGTCATTGCGAGGAACGAAACAATCACGTTAACAAAATAAATAAATTATGATGTATGATATAGTAAATGTACAAATTACTCA